ACGCTGGGCTCTACATGATACCCAGCCTCGCGCATCATGTCCACGATGGGACTCCCGGCGTGCTCGCGCACCGTCCGTATATAGTGTCCGGACTCCTTTGGCCAGTGAACGCCAGGGGTCACGCCGAACATCAGCGAGACGGTGCCCGATGGCTTGATTGTGGTGACGCGAATCGACTCCCTCACGCCCAGCCATTCGGAATACACTTCATCCCAGCGGCGAATCTCCCCGTAGCCCGCATCCTGCCACTTCCGAAGTTCCGGCCAGCCGTGCTGATCCGCGAATTGCGCCACCCCGGTCATGGATGTGCCGATGCGGCGGTTGCGGATCATTACCTCATTGGTGGCTGGCCACTGCGTCAGCAGCAACGTGACGGACTTGCCATAGAGGTAGGCGAACTTGAGGGTGCGCTTATAGTCATCTAGCGAGTCGGCCCGTGTTGGGTAGGTTTCCACGAGAGTACACAGTTCATTGTGCTCAAGGGGTTGCTCCCCGCAAGGGTTGCAACCAGCCGCACGGCGATCTTTTGTATTTCTTCCATCTGCGAGTCGTCCGTAATTGTGAACGACATCAAGCCAGAGTACGCCGGGCTCTCCGTTGACTGCCATTCGATCTGCAAGGTACCCAAGATCTTGTCCCGTCTGTGCGATCACTGAATTGTTCGAAGTATAGCCCCAGCCGTCCGGCCCCATGCGTTCCGGGTTTTTTCCCCAGTCCTTGAGCATGATGAAGTCGGTATCGCCAGGGTCGCCCAGCGCTATCTCCGCGCTTGAGCGTACGTTGGCCGCGACTACGCACTTGCCGATCATGTTCATGATGTCCACGATATCAGTGCTGGACAGCATCTCCCCCGCGCGGTCCCTCAGTAGCCTCTGTAGCTGGCTGTGCAGCTTCCTGAGCGGCTTTGGGCCAGCGGACGTGCCACCGAACCCTCTGATCGGGCTACCAGCCCTGCGAATCTCCGAGTAGTCAAAGACGGGAATGCGCCGACCGGGCATCAGGTATGCCAGCAGGAGGCGGTCAACCGACTGGCACCAACCCTCGCGACTGTCAGCGATGTGCTCGGTCGCCAGCGAGGTCTTGGGGTCTTGAAGTTCGACCTTGCCAGCGCCGCGCGTGTCGAAACCCACGCCAATGCCCAGCATGCTCATGTTCATCAGCGTGGAAAATGGCTTGGCCGGATTACTTTCACTTATCCCCTCAGTGGAAATGAAGGCGCAGTTTTGTAGGGCGGAACTGTCGTTCCGCCCGTTCACAAATTCCGTGCCCATCATCCAGAAGCCACGTCCGGGCGGTGACCACTTGCCCTGGAACGCGCGCACGTACGCCTCCTGCGCGCTACGGTGAGCCTTCCCTTCGTCCCACGGCAGGCGGTTGCGCAGGGCATGATCCTTCTGGATGCTGAACATCCCCTCGATCACACGGCGCAAGCCCTCCCAGAAGCGTTCCTTCGTGCCGTCCGCCTTGAGCCTGCTGTACTTGGTGATCCAGGCGTACTCTCCTAGGGTATTTCCGGCCCCGATATCGAACCCCCAATCCGGGGCCTGAGTGCGGTATGCATCGAAAAATGAATCTCTCATCCGGAAACTCAGAAATGAGAATTCATCATCGCGTTCGCGGGTCTCCCCATTCCGGGCACGCTGAGCGGACCAGTCCTTCACTTTGTAACCTTCCTTTATCCGTCCAGCCAGTTTCCGCCGTTACCGTGGGCGTTGTTTTGCTGCCTCATCAGCTTCGCGTACTCTTCGTCTATGTCCCGGCCGTGGCTGTAGATTGCATAGACGCACGAGAACAGGGCCAGGACGATAAGTGCGAATCCTGCCCAGAATAGAACTGTCCCAGCGATGATCATGGCTTGAACATGTCAGCCGTGACATCCTTCCAGTCCGGTTCCTTCACCTCAGCGCGGTAAATCTTAAGTGCATTGTGCCGGTTGGCCATCATGCGCTGCCGTCCCATGATGACCCAGTGGCGGCGGTAAGTGTGATGAATACGATACACCTCGGTTTTTTCCGAATGGTCAACGGCTGCCGGATCGGCCGTGCCTGGGTAATTCGGTAGGGGCATCCAGGCAACGACGGGTATGGGGCCATAGCCCTGATGGTTCTGTTGCAGATAGCCACGACTGGAAAACCATCCCGATGAGGGGCTGTACCACAATTCGCTCACCGTATATTCTCCACAATCACGCCATACGGCCAGATAGTAACCATGACCCAGTGGCTTATCAGTCCTCCATGCCGTCAACAACACCGACACCTCCGTCGTACTCGTATCCCAATTCTTTCCCGATATATCCCATCATACAGTCCAGGCCAGTTCTAGATATGCTCGGCTGGTCCATATGCCTGCCCCTCCCTGCCGTTCCATCCGGGGCAAGATTGAGAACAAGCTTCCGGAGAAAGGTCGCTATGGCTATGCACGTTAACCTTTTCGTTCCATGCCTGGACCTCGGACGGATCTTCGCCCAGCCTGCGCAGGCAGAGAATGTAGCCCACGGTATCCACGCTGCTGTCACGGTGCTGCGGCGTCTTGGCCAGCCGGGCGAGCTTGAGACCGGACATCAGGATAGCCACGGCCTCATCGTTGATCACCAGGTTCCAGTCAATCTCATCCACGGTCTTGCCGGGGAACAGGAACTTGGCACGGCCACGAATAATCGATGCCCAGATGCCACCGATTATCTCGAAATCACCACGCGGGTGCCCATAGGTTGCGGCGCGGGGACCGTACACAACTCGCTGCGCCTCTTCGGCTACGCTTTCCGGATCAAGCATCATTTGCCTCTTTGATGAACTCTGCGATCTTCACGACCTGGGGCCAGCCTATAGCGCGGTACAGGCGGCTGGATGGCCTCGCGTTCTGGTTCCAGGGCTGGTCAAAGAGAATGACACTGCTTTGAGTGTTGTCGAGAACGTCGTCAGCAACATGAACAGCGTCATCTATATAGACATCTGGCTGTGATTCCACCTGGCTCTTCGCCTGGCCGTTGGAGTGGATGATCACGCCGGACAATGGCACCCTATTGAACATGAACCCAAGCCAGGCAAGTGTGTCATGAACCGCGCTCTTTGGACGGTGGGTGATCACTACCACATCGCCAAGATTGTTCAGTGCCTGGACACCTTCGATAGCCCCAGTGATAACATGGCCATAACGGTAAAGGCCAAGATCGATGGCCTCGGCCCAGACCCAGCGCCAGTCCTCGGGGGTCACCGCTTCCTTAGTGCTGTCCCAGCTAATTGCCGCGACCGACAGGCTGGCTGGCGGGTTTGCGCCCTTTGCCATGATGCGCTGGCGCAGCATGTAGCGGACGGTCTTGTCCCAGTTATAACACACGCCGTCCAGGTCCAGGCCGATCAGGAAATCGCTCATCGTTGCTCCCAGGAGTTTTCGATGGCATCAGTCAGGCAAGCTACACCGCAATAATGCAAGCCATCGCTTGTACCGACGGCGGTAAATCCGCTCTCGTTCACTAGCAATGTGCGTACTTCGATCCAGTGAGTGTGCGGGCGCTGAATACTTTCCGTTCCGCAGTTGTCGCAGCGAAACCCCCACAGTCTCGTCATAGCTTCACCACGCGATCCAGCACCCGCAGCAGCGCCTGGTGGTTGCCGCGATGGCCGCTCGTCCGAGTTACCTCCACGCGCAGCCCCGAACTAGTCTTGCCGTGCAAGTAGGGATGCGCTACCTCGACCACATCCAGCACTGTGCCGATGTTCATGTCCTGGTGTGAGCCAGTCCTGGTGGAGTAGGCAACCGTGTCACCCTTCTCCACCTCGCCGTTGAGCACCTTAGCCTTCATTCGCTGCCTCCTGTTATGGGCCTTCCACAAGTTTATCGTGCCTAGCTGGCGATTGCCTCGACAGCGAACTCCCCAACCCCATGACAGCCATCCTTGTCGCAGCCACATTTGCTGGCCATCGTGCAGTATCCGGACCACTCCGGGCGTTTCCCGCCGAAGGGATGGCGGAACGTGTTCCCGGTCACGACAATCTCGGCCTGCTGCTGGTTCGGATACCTGCATGCGGCACTGGTCCACAGGTTGGGCTGTTCTGCCGCCTCGGCAGCCTTGACCTCCGCACGGCACCTTGGCGAGCAATATTTCGCGTCCTTGCGTTTGTTCAGCATGGGCTTGTGGCATGCCGGGTTCTGGCAAATTGGTACTTCGACCTTAGCCATTCCTCACCTCGAATGTCTTGACGGGTTCCTTGTCGAGCGCGGAGGGCGTGACGAACACCTCAGGCAAAGTAACCCACAGGGTCATGCCGAACGCGCTGACCCATACGGTAGGCGTGGTGGTCAAGGCCGGGTCACTGACGTAGCCGACGCGGCTCGTGAGCGGGTCGCTCAGGTCGGCCAGCAGGTTGCGTGCTGTTCGTAGTAGGTCCATGGAGTCAGCTTACACCCTGCGGCTGCCGTCGTCAAGCGCCAGCAGCTATGCACCCAGGTTCACCACTTCATACTTCTTCTCAAGGATGTGCGGGGCATGCTGGCGGAAGTGCGCGCCGCACAAGAAGACGCTGCCACCAGGTACCTGAATCTCGAACTTGGCCTTAGCGATCATTTTGCCATCAACCTCGCTCATACCGCAACGATCACATGCGCGCGTTCGCGGCCTCTTCGTCTTTCTGACAACCGGAGACTTCGCGGCTGTGCCTGCTGCTAGCCTTCCCATGGCTCCTCCTTGTGGTTGCATAACAGGAAGAGG